ATGGCGTACATTCTGATTTCAAAGCTGTAGCGGATTAACATTGGGGAAAGACAGAGTAATAAGGTTGCAAACCCAGCAAAGGGTTTATTAAATAAACGCTTTAGGAGCATCGCCATCAGAATAATTGCAAAAAACATAGGGATTACGCTGGATAACCTGAGACTTAACTCGCCGAACCCGAATAATCCACCCCAAAAATGTAGGAATAAGTAATAGACTGGCGGATGCACGTCGATTGCTGTTAGATGAACTAACTCGCCAATAGGTCTTTTTGCTAAAGTGATTGAATAGGCCTCATCAAACCAGACGCTTTGACTCATGCCAATCGATAGAGAAATTACCGCAAAAATTAGCGCAAATCCAACAACCAGGAGTAAGAAGTGCTTCTCAAATAGCGCGCCAAGTTTTACTCTAAGGCTTTTTACTGACAATATATCTTTTTCCAATGTATCTTTTTTTACCATATTTTCTGATTTACGAGTTCCCATATGCTCATTTTACCACGTATTATATGGTAAAACCTTGGCAACTGTACTATAATACAGCTATGCCCGAATGGCGGAATTGGTATACGCGTTCGACTTAAAATCGAATGGAGAAATCCATATGGGTTCAAGTCCCATTTCGGGCACCAAATCGAAGCTAAATCCTCTGAGTAGTCAGAGGATTTTTACATCTAAAATTTTTGTCTTGACAATACATACCACTTATGTTATAATAAGTAAGTTAGCACAGTGTTAACAACTACATTGCTCGAAAAGAGTACGCACAAAGGAGGAACATTATGAATATTGTCGACGTCAAAAAGGGCCCGTCCATGGAAGAGTTTGTGAAGGCATTTGCCACCAGACACACCACCAACGAGACCAAGGTGAAATTCATCACCGAAGACGATCGGACAGTGAAGCTGGCAATCGACTCGCTCGATCACGAGGATACTACCGGCACTCACATCAACTTTGATGGACGCACCATCGAAGGCGTGAGAGTTAAGGGATTCTTCAAGATTGATCAGAGCTACGGCGAAATCAGATTTGTCAATTATTAAACCAGCTTCCATCAATCAGTTTCAACCAGTTCCACCGCTTTACCCCACACCAA